CGGGTCACACCCTACATCGTTGCTGCAGCGTTCATTCCTAGTGACGCTGAGATTGGGGCTTCTGCGTGGTTGAGGACGCGAGAGGCAAAATCTCGGTTGAAGGCGTGGACGTTTGGGTCCACCGCGTAGGGGGGCTTGGGCACGGTGACCGGGGTCAGACACGTAAGTGAGATTTCTGATTCGCGGATGGTGGTCACCAAAACCCAGGCACCCTGTAGGCAGCGACGAGCGTACTTGATCGATGGTATTACAAGTATGGATCGGGCGTTGCAGATTAATGACCCTGATGTTGGCACGTTAGCGACTGCTTTATTAGAGCGAATGTACAAGTGTGAAGTTAATGGACAATTCGTAGAACCCATTAACCCTGACCGGTGTTTCGTAGAGACCCGGCTCAAACGTTTCAAACGGCGTATTTTGCGTGAATCCAAATGGACCCCCAAGGTTTCCCCTGAACAATTTGTTGAGATGTACCGCGGCCGGAAAAGGACGATTTATGAGAATGCGTTGAGCGAATTTTACACCAGTGGAGTTCTGAAAAAGCACGCGCGAGCTGTGTCTTTTGTGAAGTGTGAAAAAGTTAAACGAACTGGCGCCCCCAGATGTATCCAACCTCGCCACCCAGTGTATAACATTGGTGTTGGCTGCTATCTCAAACCAAATGAGCACGGTCTATATGAGGCCATTACAAGAGTTTTTGGTGATGAGACGCCGGTAGTGATGAAAGGGTTTAACGTACGTCAAATCGCAGATATCCTCAAGAACAAGTGGGACGTCTTTGGCAAGTGTGTTGTTGGGCTTGATGCCAAACGCTTCGACATGCATGTGAGTAGGTCAATGCTGGAGTGGGAGCATTCTATTTACTTAATTTTGTCAGGACGCGACAAAGAGTTGGCCCGACTGCTTAAAATGCAGTTGGATAATGAAGGAGTAGGGTACTGTGAAGACGGGAAGTTGCGTTACAAGGTGAGTGGTCGTAGATTCTCAGGTGATATGAATACTGCTTTAGGCAATTGTTTAATCATGTGTGCACTCGTTTACGAGTTTGCGCATGAGCGGGGCGTAGAAATACGTCTTGGCAATAACGGGGACGATTGCGTGGTGTTCATGGAAGCAAAGGATCTTGCACGATTCAATGTCGGTTTGGAGGAATGGTTTTTAGATTTAGGTTTCCGTATGGCTGTAGAGCCACCGGTATACAGGTTTTCGGATGTAGAGTTTTGTCAGATGCACCCTGTCGAGACCGTACACGGATGGACCATGGTGCGAAACTTTGAGGTTGCGCGTGAGAAGGACTCTTTGTCCATTATCCCGCTAGACTCGGAGAAAATGTTTCGCAAGTGGATCTTTGCCGTCGGCCAAGGTGGTCTGGCACTCACCAGCGGAGTACCAGTTTTTCAGGAGATGTACGTAATGTACATGCGTAATGGGCTGGCTTCAAATGTGGATAAGCATCCGGCTATGGCCTCTGGAGCACGATTGTTGGCAAGAGGGTTAACTGCGGAAGTGTCTGAAATAACAGACATGGCACGCGTGACTTTCTTCGAAGCATGGGGAGTGACACCAGATGAGCAACTCGCCATAGAAGAATATTACAGAGAGCTGGTCCTGACCCACTCAGTTAGGGCCCTTGATAGTTTCTGTGAGTATACCAGCGCACCACTATAATGTACGGAAACTTTTGCGGTCCTTATTGGTCCGATGGGCAATTTCAATCCAGTGTGGAACCTACTGTTGCAGCCATTGATGAGCTTGATCAAACATGTCGTGAGCATGACGCAGTTTATGCTCGAAAGGGAAACCTGAAAGCGGCAGACTATAAATTTTTCAAGCAAAACTTTGGGAATGGGTTGCTGGCAACAGCTATGGCGATACCAGTTGGGTTGCAAGGAGCTCTGAGGGCCGATGATAAACCATCAAAACTATCACCGAAACAATTTTACACTATGACCAAAAAGAATTTGAGAGGATCAAACCCAGTAACCAGAACTGGGAATGACACAAAGCGAATGGCGCCAGTTGCAATTGCAACTAAACGAGTGGGTTCAGCGCCACGCATTACCAATAAACCAAGTGGCACCATTGAGGTGTCTCATCGGAGTTTCTTGGCTCCTATTGATTGTACAGGGGCTTTTACAGTTCAACAATTCTACGCAAACCCGGGTTTACCTGGAACTTTTCCTTGGTTGGCCAAGTTGGCACGCCGTTATGAGGAATACCGTTTTAAACGGTTGCGTTTTGAATATCGTTCTGTTTGTGCAACAGATACTAATGGAGTCATTATGATGTCCTTTGACTATGATGCGGCAGATGGTCCGCCATCTTCCAAGGCATCCCAAGCACAATCTATTCCTAATTCGGAGATTAACTGTTGGAGTGGCAATGATTTGTCAATTCCTTGTGATTCGCCGTGGAAATATGTGCGTGCTGGCGACCTGGCTGCCAACTTGGATATTAAGACCTATGATCTTGGAGTTATGAACTTGAGTTCAGTCTATGGTAATGGCATTGTCACCGGAGAGCTTTATGTTGAATACACTGTGGAACTACGAAAACCAACTGATGGTCCCACCACAAGTGGGCAGATAGCGTTCAACACAAATGCGTTTGGATCTCCTTTCCAAACTGTGGTTGCGTCATCGGGCATTTTACCAATCAAGGTTGTTAACGGCAATGATTTGCTGTTCACACAACCTGGTGAATTTTTGTTCGAATTTGATGCATCAGGTACAGGGCTCACAACGACGGCACAAATACCTTCTATGGCTTCGGTCAGTGGGGGTGTGGCGGCAAACATGATGTCCACAACTTCAACCACACAAGGCATCCGCTTGGTTAAAGTCCGAGCATATATTGGCGACACCTTGACTTATGCAACAGCTGGTGCGGGTACTACAATTACCTCCACTCGGCTCCGCATCGCTTCCGCGGACTACGACAGTATTTCTTAGTGGTCCCTCATTATTATTTTTGAATACATAATCACAACATCAGAAGACGCCTTATATTGTATAATGCATGTAAAAACAAATAAAAACAACGAATCAATTCAAGTAACAGATATCCGTCACCACGGTCCAGAACACCTTCGCTAAGTCTGGATGGTAAGCCGTGGATGTACGAAAAGGCGAAGAAATACGGGGCTTAGCTGAATAACTTGAGCACTTCCTGATTCATTCATATAACTGGCGTTATTCATATTCCATCCAACCACAACCGGTTACTAGTAACCAGGCCGGTAGTGTGCATATTTCATGTTTGGTAGAACCAAAGAGGCTTCGGCTGAGGGCGGTTCTACTAGGTACTATTCAATTCTAG